GGCCGCCTTCCTTAGCTGTTATGGTTGAGTGGCAGCTAGTGCATAACGCCATGAGATTATCCGCTGCATGGGTTCCACCCCTTGAAAGCGGTACAACATGGTGCACCTCCTCAGCTGGTGTCAATTTACCTTCCTTCTGACACCTTTCACAAAGGGGATGCTCATTTATATACCGGTCGCGGATTCGCTTCCAAGTCCTGTTGTAGCGTTTCTTCACGACCGGGTCACGCTGGTACTTTTCATATTGTCTGTCGGTCAGCTTTTGATGTTCTTCGCAAAACCTGTCGTGTGTCAGCTTCGGACAGCCAGGGTAAGAACACGGCCGTTTGGGTTTAAACGGCATTAAACTTCACCTCGTTAAAGGCATACAAAAAGCCCCCGCAGTGTCCCGCGAAGGCTTAATGATTTCAGCAACTTTATATTTTAATTATGAAACAGACTCATCATCCCTTTTTATCACATTTACTCTCATCTTTTTGGGTTACTCTATTCAAAGCCTTTTTATGCAATCTAAAAACGTGCTGCAGGCTATATCCCATTTCAACAGCTATTTGCTCCCAACTCTTAAAGCCCAGGTATCTAAGTTCAAGCAAAGTTTGGTACACTGGGTTTTCAATTTTTTTGATAATGGTTACGATCTCCCGCTTCAAATCCACCAGGTCATCAATGTCCTGGTTGATTTCATTTTCCAGATCAACGATCTTTACAATGATATCTTCCATGGAATGAATATTATTGCTGGGGTTACGGGGCATGTCCGACAGCGTTGCAGTAGCTTTCCTGGCTAAATCCCTGAGTGATGCCACCAGTTCCAGCTTACTGTTTATGCGCTGGTCAATTCGGTAGGCCCGGGATAAATATTCTTTAACCGTCATAGTCATCATCACCTTCCAGCCAGGACATATTGCCGCGGTAATAGGTAGCTGCAATATGCTTCTGGTATGCTTCGTCCAGACTGGCCAATCTGGCATTGGCTTTTCTGCGTGACTCAGCTGCCTGCTCCGGGGTTTTATAGAACGAACAAGTGCTGCCGGGACACTTAACAACGGTTAGTATCCTGCAGTGGTTATTTTCACTTAAAGCGAAACATCTGTTACTCATAAAGACTTGCACCTCCAATCTTGGCTTTTACCGCATCAATCAGAGCGGTCTGGGTCTTGTCCTTTCTTTCCAGGGCGCGCATCACATCTTCATCAATGGTGCTCTTGGTAATGATGTGGTGGATAACCACAGTATCTTTTTGGCCTTGCCGCCACAACCTGGCGTTGGTCTGCTGGTAGAGTTCAAGGCTCCAGGTAAGCCCGAACCACACCAGGGTCGAGCCACCCGCCTGCAAATTCAATCCGTGTCCGGCGGATGCCGGATGAATCACGGCCAGCGGTATTTCGCCGTCATTCCAGCGCCTAATGGAATTAGTGCTGTCCAGCTTCTCAGCGGGGAAACGTTTAAGTATCCGTTTAAGATCGTGCTTAAACCAGTAAGCCACCAGTACCGGCTTGCCGTTGGTGGCTTCGATAATATCCTCTAATGCATACAGCTTGCGGTCATGAATCTTAGCCACTGAGCCATCATCGGCATAGACTGCACCGTTTGCCATCTGTAGAAGCTTGTTTGACAGGCTGGCGGCATTTAAGGCATCAATCTCCCGACCTTCCAGTGAAAGAACCAAATCTCGTTTCATGGTGTCATAGACTTTTTGCTCTTTGTCCGACAGCCAAACAGGGATCTCGTTCATCACCAGTTCCGGCAGCTTCAAATAGTCGGTATTTTTCATGCTGATGGTGATGTCGGATATCAGCCGGTAAATAGCTTTCTCGGCATCGGGCCGGGGTTTGTATGAAAACACCATCTGCTGGTTACGCTTGTCTGGCATAAAATAATTATTGCGGAAATGGGTGATGTACCGGCCAAGGCGTTGTCCCATATCAAGAATGCCTATTTCAGCCCACAGGTCCATCAATCCATTGGCTGAAGGTGTTCCTGTAAGGCCGACTATCCTCCTGACACCGGGCCGAACCTTGCGCAGGGCCTTGAACCGTTTAGAGCCGTTATCCTTGAAAGAACTCAACTCGTCGATTACCACCATATCGAAGTCGAAGGGAAGACCGCTCTTGTTAATCAACCAGTTCACGTTCTCCCGGTTAATGATGTAGACTTGAGCTCTTTTCTTAAGTGCCGCTTTCCGCTGTGCTTCAGTTCCAATGGCTACCGAGCAGGTAAGTCCCCTAAGATGATCCCATTTTTCAATTTCCGCTGGCCATGTATCCCGTGCCACCCTAAGTGGAGCAATGACCAGAACCTTGCGGATCTCGAAACTGTCCAAAGTAAGGTCGAAAATGGCTGTCAGCGTAATGACGCTTTTGCCCAGACCCATTTCAAGCAGAACAGCCGCGATCGGATGCTCAAGGATGAATCTTGTGGCATAATCCTGGTATTCATGAGGATTGTATATCATTCAGCATCCCTCCAATCTGCTCCTCACCGTCAATGACGTACACCGAAAACCCTAATGCTTCCAGTTGTCTTTTTCGTCTTACCTGCATAGGCCGTAATTTACACCCCATCGATTTAATTTCTGCAAAGGCCATCCGTCCATGGGGCAATAATATTAAGCGGTCAGGCACTCCATCGAACCCTGGTGACACAAACTTCAGCGCTAAACCATCCATGCCACGTACTGCCTTGACCAGTTTTTGTTCTATCTTTTTTTCTCGCATAGGACTCCCCATAGCATTTCTATTCCTTTCATCCTGTTGCTGTTTGATAATTTACTGGAACGGAACACACCTTGGAACAACAACCGGGAACAGCTTTGAACCCTGAATTTACAAGGCATTCCGCTTAATTGTGTTCCAGCCGTACCGAAAAATTCCTTATAGACCCTTACGCGTGTATATAGTTCCATATAGGTATAGGAAGTAATAATACAAATAACTCATATATAATTCTTGGAACACTTGGAACAGAACCTAGCAAGTACCCTATTTTTCTTAGCTAACGCCTGTTCCCACTGTTCAGTTTTCCTGGAACAAACCTGGAACACCTGGAACACCTCTGACTTAATTCCGCTTTCTAATCCATACATTTTGCGGGCCGTAGCCGATGATCCGGATCTTTTTATCCCCGCGTCGCCAGTCGGTCATCTTCTGCATGATTGCGGTGATTTCATAGCTATCGCGGGTTCTGATATCCTCGCGGTTCTTGTTCAGGCACTCGCACCAGATCTCAATATTGCTAACAATATCGCGCCGTTTAACACCTGGCGGCCTGGTTGGGTCATTCTGATCACGGAAATAGTCACGCCTGCGATAAACATCAAGCGTATCCCAGTTCTCCGGCAGGAGCATATCGAGATACTCGCGCACCAAGCCTTCACGTTCATCGGATTCCATGGCATCTGCCTGCTCGCTGACCGCCGCTTCCGCATCGTCTCCCTCAAGGTAGAGCTTCTCACCGTTGTTCCATATCAGCTTGGCTTCGGCCCAGATTTGAAGAACATCCTCATCTGTAATATCCCAACCACGCCGGGCATTTTTGCCACTGACACGGACTGGCCAGAAGCGGCGGTTGCCGGTCACATCACGCAGAAACCCAGCACTTTCACTGTTGGTACTGCCCACGATAATACATTGCCGGGGATGACTTTCTGTTGTATGGCCGTAGCTGGCACGGTAGTTATCGTCGCTGCGGGATAAAAATGCTTTTACGTTGTTGACATCGGTTTTTCTGATACCAGCAAGTTCTGGGATTTCAATGATCCAGAACCCTTGTATCTTTTCAGGAGCGTCTTTGCCTTTGCCCATGTCGGCAAAGGTCAGGCTGTCCGAGAACCACTCTCCGGCCAGCTTGCCAAAAAACGTAGATTTCCCTAGTCCGGTCGCACCATTTATGACCAGCATGTAGTCAAACTTAATCCCTGGCTGATAAATGCGGGCGACTGCCGCCGCAAAAGTCTTTCTGGTAACAGCCCTGGTGTACGGGGTATCTTCTGCACCAAAGTAATCAATCAGAAGCGTTTCGACTCTTTTAACACCGTCCCAGGCAGGAAGTGTGTTAAGATACTCACGTATCGGATGGAATTGTCTGGCAGCAGCTGCCGCCATAACTGCGTTATTCGTCTTAGTCGGTGAGTAGATGCCATAATGATTTTGCAGATATTCATAAAGTTTAGCCGCGTCTGTTTCGCTCCAGCCAGGTTTGAACCTTTGCCAAGGTACTTCCCCACGAACATCCACACCGTCCCGCAGTTGGTTAAAAACGATACCGCTCAAATTAGGGTCATTGTTTAATATCAAAAGATAGTTTCCGAAACTGTCTTTAACAGCACCGGTCTTTTCAAGTTCCAGGGCTTTCTGCCAATCCGTATCCCTAAACTCCTTCTCCGCCTGGGCTTTGCGTTCTTCAGCCAATTGCTCCTTGACCCGTTCATCCTTTATGGCTAGTTCCGTCATAGCCCTAAAAGAGGGTAGCTTTCCAGGAAGGGTATCCATAGCGGTCCTGTCGTCGAGGTCGCGGAAGCGGTGTATTCGCACCAAATCAAAGGAATTCAGCAGCCTGCCGCAGGCCGGATCGGTAGCGTGATGGCTGTAAGCGAATTTGCCATCGTATATTACCAGTCCCGCTGAAGAATCAGCAGGGATATAGTCGTAACGCCCATTCATGGCACTGGGTTCATAGACATCGGATAGAAAAGTAGCAATTGCGTCTTCAATGGAATAAGCCCGGCAGAACGCACCGACTGCGCCTTCCTTAGTAAGGGGATCTGCCTGCTGGGTAATCTGGCTACGAACCACTTCTGACTGACGCGAGGATACCGGCCACATGGAAGTATCCCGCCAGTCAGCGTATTTTCCGAGATATGCATCGGGGTTAAGCAGTTCGCCTTCTTTTTCTTGGAACACAAACTCACCGTCAGATGGCGTTGACGGCCAATACATAAGCCGCGAGGGTTCATAAGTTGTATCGTCAAATAAGTCGATACCGATTTCCTTTGCTACCATGCGAGCAAGAGCAGGGTACTCATCCTCGCTGACCTCGCGGGACAAAGGGATAACAAGCCGCAAGCGCGGTGCATCCGGGGTATGTTTGTGAGTAGAGTAAACACAGCACTTGAAATCGTGGAGCATATTAATTTCATCCCAAATTCCTGGCCTGGCGTAGTCCATATCCAAGGTGAGCAGGGAGCGGCAGAGGACATAACCGTTCCTGCGTTTACCTTCACGTAGAGCGCCGCCCACGAAGCCGCCCACATCTTTGATGGAATCCTGCTGCGCACGGCTCATCTTACGGAATTCCGATACCGTTTCGGTGGTGCGGATCGTCGTGCTAACCCGGGTGAGAAAATTTTCCCATGAGATGTCCCTGTTTTTCCATTTCTTATCCATGCGGCTGTTGCCGACCGCTATCTTCACGTTACCTGCACCTCCTCACACTTCTCGGTAAAGTGCCGAATGGGTATGCCCTGCTTTTTCGCTTTGCTGATTTCCCGGGCCATACCATCT